AAGGATTATTTAGAGGTAGAATGACTATTGTAGATAATTCAAAAGGTTCTGATATTAATACAGCCACTATGGCCGCGTATAAAAAAATTAAGACCTGGTCTGAAAAACCACCCGAAAATGCTATAGCAAAAAGTTGGATAAGAAGTCAGATACCAGGCCCGAGGAAATAAAATGGATAAGAATAAAATAGTTAGTTCGTTTAATGGTAAATGGAAGTATAGGAAAGATAAAGAGCAGTACGGTATGGCCGATGCTTGGAAAATTATCTATTCGCCAAATGCAGAAGGTAAGTATGTAGGGGACTGTGAGGATTACGCCTTATCAATTCTTTACAGATTATGCGGAGAAAGTCACTTAAAGATGTGGTGGATGTTAATTACCCATCAGGCAGGAATCTGTTGTGTAGGTCCAAGTAAGTGGAAAATGTCTCATGCAGTATTAAGATATAAGGGCGAATACGTAGATAACTGGACAAAGAAACTTGGTCCTAAATCTGCAATAGAAAAGAACCACACTTTCCATATTTTTTATGGACATGGATGGGCATACTTTACTGCATTAAAAATGATCATAAGTAAAGTAGTGAGAACTATTAAGGGTATATAATGCATAGTTTTTTAGAACATATAGAAGAAAGATTTGGTATTTACGAGGGTAGACACGTACCTCTAGAGCAACCTATGATTGAATCCGAATATAAGGGTAAAGACATAGAATTGAATCAACCAAAAAGAGGCGGTAAGGCTAAATACTATGTATATGTTAAGAATGATAAAGGTAACGTAATTAAAATCCAATTTGGAGATACTACAGGCCTTAGTGCAAAAATTAATGATAAAGGAGCGGCAAAGAATTTTGCTGCAAGACATCAGTGTCATTTAAAAAATGATAAAACCAAGGCAGGATATTGGGCATGTAGGTTACCAAAATATGCCAAACAATTAGGACTTAAAGGTGGTGGAAATTACTTTTGGTAAACCGTACTGGGAAGACGGGGAAATAAGAAAATTTGATCCGACTAAGGATGATTCGGAGTTTGTCTGGCACCGAGACAATGAGGATAGAGAAATAGAAATTTTAGAGGGTGAAGGTTGGCAATTTCAAGTAGATAAATGTTTGCCTTGGCTACTAAAAGAGGGCATGGTATTTAATATTAAGAAAGAAGAATACCATAGATTAATAAAGGGGGTAACTCCCCTAAAGTGTAGGGTTTATAAATATGCCAACAGCTAATGAGCAACGTGCCGAACAGTCGGCAAGATTAGATAGAATCGAACAGAAAATAGACCAAATGTCAGAGGCTATTATTGCTTTAGCACGTGCTGAAGAAAAAATTATAACTCTTACAGAATTTGGTAAACAACAAGGTGAGCAGATTCTAACCCTTATAAATAGAGTAGACAGATTGGAAGATTTAGTAAGACAAAATGCTTCTACTGTTAACATTATTAATAAAATATTCTGGATAGTCATTGCGGCAGCTGCCACAGCTATTACAGGAATGCTTTTCATACAATAGGAGAAAAATATGAAACTCAATGATGAAAAAACTAGAAGCGTTGCTGCAGCAGTCAGTGATGTCCTAGAAGGAAAAAATAAAATGAAAAAAGAGGAAGTAAAATATCCTCATAAGATGTATTCTAAAGATGGTAAGGATGAAGTAGAAGTCAAAGATAAGGCTGAACACGACAAGTATGCTGCTAAAGGATATGTCCACGAAAAACCAGAGGTTAATGAAGTCGAAGAGCCAAGAGCAAAAGGCGAGAAAGACTTTAAGGCCAAACATGTGATTAAAAAGTCTGGCGAAAATAATGACGGTACTGTCACTAAAGAAGGTAAGAAAGTTGACGAGGTACTAGGGTTCGATAAGGACAATCCTCATAAAGACGAAGACGAAGACGAGAAAGAAAAAGAGAAGAAGGAAGGTAATGCCTTTACTAAAGCTCTTAATGCTGCTCGTAAAAACGGCGATGACGATTTTGTTGTTTCAGGAAAAAAATATAAAGTCGAAGATTATGATGAGGAAGAGGACGAAGATGAAGTCGAAGAAAGGTCAATGACTCCGATGAAAGATAAGTTCGGCCCCGATAAAAACCTTGTTAAGAAAGCCGTTGCTCTTGCTACTAAAATGGGTGGTAATATGACAGGTGCTGTTAAAAAAATCGAAAAGATGCAGAAAGGGTTGTCTAAAGATAAAGACGTGGCCGCTGCTCTACGACTTGCTAATGAAGAAGTAAGTGAATCAGTATTGGATGAAGCCAAACGAATGAATGAAGCTGAAGATAAGAAAACTAAGTATAGAAAATTCTTTGACAAAGCTTTGAAAAAGTTTGGTGTAAAATCACCTGCTGAATTGAAAGGCGACAAGAAGAAGGAATTCTTTGATTACGTTGATGCAAATTATGAAGCGGAGAACGAGTCAGACTAATGAAATCTTTTAAGCAAATCAGAGAAGACATTTTCAAATTAAAGAACTTTAAGGATCGTGATCGTAAAGGTCATGAGGCTTATATGAATATCGAAATTGTTAAGGGTAATACCAGTAATAAGTATGATGATGATTTCGGTTTCAATAAGCAAGAACTAGGTGTTATGGATAAGGTTATTAGTAAAATTAAGAATATGCATATTTCTAGTTTTGATGGTGGTAACACTGCTCCTGCATCTTTAGAGTTTTATGGGGATGAGGCTTCTTTAAAGAAATTTGCATCAGATAAAAATGTACAAAAGATTGTTAAAAAATACAAAGGTAAAGTATCTGGACCATATAAAGCTTAATTGACTTATATATAATATATAATGAAAGTATTTGACGAATTAAATAGACGTAATTTTGAATTATATGCTTCTCAGAATTATAATAACCCTGAGTGCATTGACATAGAAGAATTCAAAGAGGACTTGGCAAGATTTAAATATCTAAAAAGACTTCTGAGAAGGTATGAGGTAACCGAAGACTTGCAAGAAAGATTGATTTTAAATCATCTGATTGTGTTATATAACGTCTTCGGTATAACTGCTGCCAATAAAATGATATGGTATAAAATAGAAAGGGAACACTGGACTTATATTAAACCATTTCTAGTCTTCCTTAATTACTTACCAGTGGATGAAAAGGTTGATATACCTTTAGATCCATATATTGTAGACGTACTTAGGAAAATTTAATGAGTGTAGTATCAAGAACAGCTGATTTATTTTACGCCTTTAGGTTTCTAAAGTTGTTGGTTACTCCATGGGATAAAATGGGTGCATACGAATATGGTATTGTTGACGAGAATGGAAAAGTTTTAATTAAGGGTAAAGATATAACAGACCCTAAGGCAAAGGCAGAGTACACGGTTTTTCATAGGTTGGTATTTAACCTAAAAAGGATTTTAAATAAACTGCCTTTCGGTAAAACAAAACTGGCATCTTATGCTGCCGCTTTGTTTTTAATAAAGGAAAATACTGGACTAACAGAAGAACAAATTAGAAAGGTATTGGAAGAAATTTTAGAGGATATGGATGAATCACTAAATGAGGAAGTATTCTTCGTTAAAGATGATGTCATTAATCCTGGTAAATATAAATTAGTTTCTGAAATGGCTAGTATGGATACGGGAGAAATTATTGCTTTTCCTGGCCAAGAAGTGGTAATATCACTTCACAGTAAACCAGTAGACTATATGTTTAATACTGGAATTTACGAGGTAACACATACTTTAACACAACAGAAATTATATATAACTAGTGGAGATATACAAAAATGAAAAAATTTAAAGACGTATGGGAAGATGCAGCGGCCAATTCCGTGGCAAAAGGCGGTGTCTCCCTGCCTGCAGATGCAGTTCATGATAAGAAAAAGAGGAAAAAAGCAGTGTACGATGGAAGAACAAAGGAAGGCCGTAAATTCGTAGAACGAATGTTGGCAAGAAGAAAGTCCAAAAATGAAAAGGCTCAAAAGAGTTTACAGGCGCAAAATTTAAAATCCGTTGAAGTAAAAGAAGACAGCGTAGAAGAAGCTAGAAAAGCCCCACAGATTAAACATTTAAATATTTACGGTTCAGAGATTAGTGGTTTAAGATCCGGAGGCAAATATTATATGGCAATGGCAATTGATATGAGAGGCAAACTTATGTATAAAGTAATCGATGAGTTTGGTTCTATTGAAACCATTGACCTTAAAACATTCGCAAAAAGATTCGGTTAATTATATAGGTTAGATTATGTCAAAAATATTGATGGGTATTATAGGAGCAATGGGGCTGGCAGGTTTCATGTATTATAATTTTTCTGTAGTACCAATGAAGAATAAGTTGGAAGAACAAGCAAAGGTTATTATTGCTCAAGACCTACGTGATCAAGAACAAAGAGCTACTATAGAGTCAATTCAAAGTAATCTGACTAGAACCACACAAGCCCTTTCTGGGTTACAAATTCAAAATCAACAATACGAAGTAGAGATGGCTGAATACTTGGATATATTCAGACGTCATAACTTATCTAAATTGGCTAGTGCAAAACCTGGGATGGTAGAATTAAGAGCTAATAATGCAACTAAGGAGGTATTCGATGCGATTGAAGCAGATAGCGCTCGTATTTCTAGCCTTAACGATTAGTGGTTGTAGTTTACTTCAACAGTCTCCAAGAGAAGTTGAGATAATTACCAAACCAGTTAAAGTTGATATTGTTCAACCAGTACTACCTAGACCTATTGACTTAAAAGAACCTAAATGGTATGTGGTATCAGATACCAAAATTATAGAGGCATGTCTAAAGAGTCCAGAAACTAATAAACCTGACTGTAAGTTAGGTAGAGAAGATAAGTATCCAGAAGGATACACATATTTGGATAGATTTATAGATGACATCAAAAAGAAACATGGCGGAGATATAGTATTTTATGCCATGACTGTGGACGATTATGAGTTAATGGCTTATAACACACAGGAAATTAAACGTTATATTAATCAACTCGGAGAAGTGATTATTTATTATAGGAATGTAACTATCGATGATGAGAAAGGCGCAGCAGTTGGTATCAAAGTGGAGGAAGAAAATGGCAACGACTAGAATGAAAGAAGAAATGGGCAAATGGGATAGAGCAGAAATAGCTGCACGTCTATCTGCAATTGCATATATGAATGAGAAACCAGCACAGACTGCTGCTAAGAAATTAGGTTTTGCATGGGTAAAATTAATCAGTAAAGATGGGGCAGAAGTATTAGTGGCTAAAGATAGAAATGATTTATGGTTTGCATTTAGAGGTACTGAACCTTCTAAAATGAATGATGTTATGGCTGACCTTAAAATTATTAAGAATACTGCCAAGGCTGGTGGTAAAGTACACGGTGGATTCCAACAAGAAGTAAATGATTTATGGATGGACATTGTAAAAGAACTAGAACACAACGACCAATTAAAAGTAAGAAAAGATGTGTATATGACTGGACATAGTCTAGGCGCCGCCATGGCAACTATTGCATCTACTAGATATCAACCAGAAGAATTATTCACTTTCGGATCTCCAAGAGTTGGTGGGCCAAGATTCATTAAAAATATTAAGTGCCCACATTATAGATTTATGAATAATAACGATATAGTATGTAGAATACCACCTGCATGGTTAGGGTTTAGACACCATGGAACTATGATTTATTTCGATAGAAATGGTAATAAGGCTCCTAAACCAACATGGGGAGATTTGTTTTATGGTATTCTAAACTCGTGGAAACGATTTAAATTCTTCGATGGTGTTGTAGACCACGGAATGCCACACTACGTTAAGGCATTGCGCAAACTGGCTAAGGTAGAAAAATAATGTATTGGCTTCTTATTCTTACTGTTAAATCAATATTGAGTTCTGTTATAGGATCATCTTTCTATAACTGGTTTCAAGGTACTACATTAGGTATATGGTTTCAAAAACAAGTAGACAGATTTATGCAACACTTTGCAGAAAAATATAACTTAGAGGTTATAAAGAAAGATGCCAAGTTTAGGAAGCAATTTCCTCTGGCAGCAGAGAAGTTGGATAGGGTTGTAAAAAATTCTCATCCATGTAAAGAACTGCATGAATTTGACGCTTATCCCAAATTGATAGCTAGAATAGAAGAGCTAGAAAAAAAAGTAAAATAGTTGTTTACATTTCATGTGAAATGTGATATAATATATACTATTAAAACATGGAATAATAATGAATGGGATAAATGCAATGAAAATCAATGTCACTAAACGTGACGGTTCACAACAAGAATTTGACTTAGAAAAAGTACACAAGGTACTAGAATGGGCAGTTGACGGTATTACGGGCGTTAGTATTTCCGAAATAGAGCTCAAGGCTAATATACAGTTATATAATAATATACCTGCATACGATATACATGAACTATTAATTAAGTCAGCAGCAGAATTAATTTCTGAACAAACTCCTAACTACCAATTCGTGGCAGCTAGGTTAATCAATTACAAACTGCGTAAAGAAGTTTATGGTGAATATGAACCCTGGCCTCTTGCTCAGTTAATTATAGAAAATATTTATCGTAATGTATATGACGGCGAGATTATGACAAATTATACTAGGGATGAAATTGATGAGCTAGACAAATACATTAAACACGAACGTGATGATACCTTTACCTATACTGGTATGGAACAGTTTAGAGGTAAGTACTTAGTCCAAGACCGTAAGAACAAACTCCATTATGAAACACCCCAGATGTTGTATATGTTAGTATCAGCTACGTTGTTTATGAACTACCCTAAAGAAACCCGATTAAAATATGTCAAGGATTATTATGATGCTATATCTCAGTTCTATATCTCGCTCCCTACGCCGATTATGGCTGGTGTACGGACGCCGACCCGTCAGTTTTCAAGTTGGGTGCTTATCGAATCTGGTGATAGTCTTGATTCTATTAACGCTACTGCCACTTCAATAGTAAAGTATATCAGTAAGAAGGCCGGTATCGGTATTGGTGCAGGTGCAATCAGGGCAGAGGGTGCAAAAGTAGGAGACGGTTCCGTAGTGCACACTGGACTTATCCCATTCTTAAAATACTTTCAAGCGGCAGTTAAATCATGTTCACAAGGTGGTGTTCGTGGTGGTGCAGCGACAGTATATATTCCAGTGTGGCACTACGAATTCGAGGATCTGGTTGTTCTAAAGAATAATAAGGGAACAGAAGAGAACAGAGTCCGACACATGGACTATGCATTCCAATTTAATAAACTAATGTATGAAAGGTTACTTACAGGTGGCAATATTACATTCTTTGATCCTAATGACGTCCCTGGTTTATATGATGCATTCTTTGCAGACCAAGATAAATTCAAAGAGCTATATGAGAAGTATGAAAGAAAAACATCTATTAGGAAAAAGTCATTACCAGCAATTCAGGTATTCTCACAATTCTTAACAGAGAGAAAGGATACGGGTAGAATATATCTAATGAATGTTGACCATGCAAATGAACATGGTGCTTTCTTGCCGGATCGAGCCCCTATTAGAATGAGTAATCTATGTTGTGAAATTGATTTACCTACTTCTCCGTTGGATGCATCTGATGAAAATGTAGGGGAAATATCACTGTGTACTTTATCAGCAATCAACTGGGGACTCATAAATGATCCAAAAGACTTTGAGAAATATTGTAATCTTTCTGTTAGGGCTCTTGATGAGCTTCTTGATTATCAAGGGTATCCAGTACCTGCCGCTAAGAGAGGTACTCTCAGCCGAAGACCTCTTGGAGTTGGTATTATTAACCTCGCATACTTCCTTGCCAAACGTGGCCTAAAATATGATAAGTCTGCATTCGAGGTTGTGGATGAATATGCAGAGGCGTGGAGTTACTACCTTATTAAGGCATCTGCTGACTTGGCAGAAGAAAAAGGTAAAATTCCTTTAAATAATGAGACAAAATACGGCCATGGAGTTCTTCCAATTAATACATATAAGAGTGCAATAGATAATTTAATAGGGCACAAAGAACGTATGAATTGGGACGAATTGAGAACTCAACTCAAGGCCACAGGAATTCGTAATAGTACCCTCATGGCATTAATGCCGTCAGAAACATCTGCACAGATTAGTAATAGTACAAATGGTATCGAGCCACCTAGAGCATTGGTATCATATAAACAAAGTAAGGATGGTGTTATGGCCCAAGTAGTGCCAGGGTATCATCACTTAAAGAATAAGTATGATTTACTGTGGGATCAAAAATCTCCTGAAGGATACTTGCATATCTGTGCCATCTTACAGAAGTATATTGACCAAGGTATCTCGGTTAATACTTCATACAATCCGGAACACTTCGAGGACAATAAAATCCCTATGTCAGAAATGATAAAGGATACAGTTACTGCCTATAAGTATGGATTAAAACAACTGTATTACTTTAACACCTTTGATGGTGCTGGAGAAATGACAGACGAGACCACACATCACACATATTATGAAGGTGAGTCCGAAACATACGAAGATGATGATTGCGAGAGTTGCAAGATTTGAAAAAGAAAGAACGAATTCCACTAAAAGGTGGAGAAGAGTTTGACGCACTTACACCAGCACGTAAACGGTATAAGTATTTAACTAGCCCTGGTGTTACCAAAAACATTAAAAAGGGTTATAATAAACGATTTAGAAAAAAAGGAAAAATTAATGTCAGTATTGAAGAAGAATAAAAAGTCCCATCTGGAGAAAAATATGTTCTTAGATGAAGGCGTAGATATTCAAAGATATGATGAACTAAAATACCCACAATTAGATAAGATTACCGAAAAACAATTAGGATTCTTTTGGAGACCCGAAGAGGTAGATATTTCAAAAGATAAAAAAGATTTCGATTCTCTTACCGAACATGAGAAGCATATTTTTACATCAAATTTAAAGAGACAGATTGTATTGGATTCGGTACAGGGCCGTGCACCTAATCTTGCATTCTTACCTATTGCATCTCTACCAGAAGTAGAGAACTGGATTGAAACTTGGTCATTCTTTGAAACAATTCACAGCAAGAGTTATACACATATCATTCGTAATATATATCCAGACCCTTCGAAGGTATTTGATGGCATTTTGGATACTAAAGAAATTGGCAATTGTGCAGATTCTATTAGTACCTACTATGATGATTTGGTTACATCAAATAATGGGCCGACTAATAAAATGCAACATAAGAGAGCTATTTGGATGGCGATGATGTCTGCAAATGCATTAGAAGGAGTAAGGTTCTATGTATCATTTGCATGTTCGTGGGCCTTTGCAGAGTTAAAGAAAATGGAAGGTAATGCAAAGATTATCAAGTTTATTGCTCGTGATGAAAATGTGCACCTTGCATCAACTACTACAATGTTAAAACTCTTACAGAAAGAAGATAAAGACTTTGCAAAGATTGCAAAACAAACTGAAAAAGAATCCATTCAGTTATATGTAGATGTAATTGAACAAGAAAAGGCATGGGCCGAATACCTGTTCCGTGACGGTTCTATGATTGGTCTAAATTCAAAACTCTTATGTGACTATATAGAATGGATTGGTTGTAAAAGAATGAGGGCAATTGGATTACCTTGTCCGTATACAGTTACTCAAATGAATCCATTACCATGGACAGAAAAATGGATTTCTGGAGGTAATGTTCAAGTAGCACCACAAGAGACCGAAATAAGTTCCTATGTGGTTGGGGGTGTAAAACAAGACGTAGATGACAACACACTAAAAGGACTCAGTCTATAATGCCAACACAACTTAAATTTAATTTTGACAAACCTCGAGATTGTACTCCTAAGGAACAAAAAGAGTGGATCGGCGGCGAACTTAAATATTGGGCTGATATTCAAGGCAATATTATTATAGGTTTATCAATTTTACAAGTAAGTCTTTTAGGATTCATGTTAGGTATGATGTGTGTCATAGAAAATACAATAGCTTAGGAGAATATAATGAAAATAGAAATTTTTAGTAAGGATAATTGCCCTTACTGTGATATGGCAGTGCACAAGGCACAGTCAATGATACAAGAAAGAAACGATATAGAATATTCAGTCTTTAAATTGGGAATTGATTTTGGTAGAGAAGAAATGCTAGAGAATTTCCCAGGAGCAAGAACCTTTCCCCAAATAAGAGTTGATGGGGAGAATATTGGCGGGTGGTTAGAATTTCAAAAGATTTAACAAATAAGGAGTTACTTATGGCATACGGAACTGCACCGACACATTGGTACGTGCATGATTGTCAATTTTGTTATAAACGATCATTTATTTCAATAGAGGATGAATGGGATACGGACGATAGATTCTGCCCTAATTGTGGTATATCATCAGAAGTGGATGCAACTTCAGACTATGGTGATACTACCGTAGAAACTTTGGATTATGACGAAGATTACGAGGAATAATCCCCCATGGGTATATCAAGGCATCGAGTGGCAACCACCCGAAGACTTCGATCCGAGCGACGTATATGGTTTTGTCTACATAATAACCAATCTGAAAAATCAGAGGAAATACGTAGGGAAGAAGTTCTTTTGGAGTCAGAAAACTTTACCTATAACCAAGACAAGAAAACGCAGGAAGAAGCTTAAGGTTGAATCTGATTGGAGAACCTATTGGGGCTCTAATAAACATTTAGTTGCAGAGATAGAAGAATTCGGTACAGATAATTATACCAGAGAGATTCTTCACTTATGTAAGACTAAAGGTGACTGTGCATATATGGAAGCTAAGGAACAATTCGATAGAGACGTATTACTTACCGAAGAGTATTATAACGGAATCATATCTTGTAAAATCGGTGGACAAACCGTTAAAAATTTAATTAAATAGGGGTTTACATTTATGGAAAAGTGTAGTATAATATACCTATTATGAAGAACAATATCATACAATTTCCGACTGGGCGAAGACAAGCACAGATTGAGGAAGAAAGGGACTGGGAGTATGAGAACTTCACAGACGAATGTGTAGATACTGCTCAGTTTGCTCTACTGCTATTGGAAGATTATATTGATTCAGATGAAGGTAGTAATCTTAAAGAACTTGATTTTAGAAATCCAGAGTACGCAGAGTCCCGTGATATGTTTGTAGTAGTAAATTTATTGTCTTCTATGTTTATGCGTTATGGTGGTATAAAACACTTCTTGCAAAAAGACCTAGAAACTCTATTCACTAAAATACAAGAAACCCGAGAACCTAATGATATTACTTGACTATAGTCAGATCGCACTATCCAACATCATAGTGCAAAAACTTAATGATGAAAATATGATACGCCATATGATTCTTAATAGTATCCGTATGTATAACAAGAGATACCGACAAGAGTATGGCCAAATGGTTATATGCGCTGATGGCATGAATACATGGCGAAGAGAATACTTCCCAGAATACAAGGCAATGCGCAGGAAAGGTAAAGAAGAATCTGATACCGATTGGTCTGAAATTTTTAGAATACTTAATCTAGTACGAGAAGAAATCCAAGAAAATTTACCATATAAAGTACTGCATATGGAAGGGTGTGAGGCCGATGATATTATAGGCGCACTTACTATCCGTACCCAAGAATTTGGTCATGGAGAACCTGTAATGATTGTTTCATCCGATAAGGACTTTATTCAATTACAAAAATTCAATAATGTAAAACAATGGTCTCCTATTCAAAAGAAAGTAGTAACTGATAAGAACCCTAGAATGTATTTATTTAATCACGTCATGCGAGGTGATTCCGGTGATGGAGTTCCTAATGTATTATCAAAAGATGATACGTTTATTACAGAGGCAAAACAAACTCCATTAAGACAGACACGTATTGACGATTGGTTAGAAAGAAGTGATAATTTAAAAGACGCGATGCCAGAAGAAGTATATCGCAACTATCAGAGAAATAAAAAATTAATTGACTTGACAGAAATCCCAGAGGACATACAAGAATCAATTATAAATAATTATGATAATCAAAAACTACCTATGAAAATGAAAGTTTTGAATTACTTAATTAAGAAAAGATGTAACAACCTGATTGAATGCGTGGAGGAGTTTTATAATGCGTAGAAAATTAATATCCGAGGTCTTTGAAGAGGCCGCAAAACTAAATACTAAGAGTGCGAAGATTGCTTATTTGCAAAAGAATAATTCAGCGCCACTTAGAGATATTATCAGAATTAACTTTGATGATGATATCGTTTCACTATTACCGAAAGGTGCACCACCCTATAAGAAAGATGATATGGTCGATGGCCATAATTATTCTACGCTGTATCATAAATTTAGACAGTTTAAATATTTCTTTAAGGGCCCAAAGACCAATATGAGCCAAGTAAAAAGAGAATCGGTATTTATTTCTTTACTTGAATCAATTCATCCAAATGATGCAGAATTGTTCATTCAGGCAAAAGATAAAAATTTGAAGTATAAGGGAATTACAAAGAAGCTTTGTCAAGATGCATTCCCTAATTTAATTAGTAAGTAATAATAACATGATAATAAGGAGGGCAGTCTATATAAAACCTTTATAATGATAGAATTCAATTAATCAACATGGAGAAACATTATGCATGTACAAATTGAACGCCTTAAAAAAGACCAAAAAGAGGCAATATACTATCAAAAGAAACTGAAGCGTAAGGGGAAAGATGTTCTAGCATATAAGATGCAGAAAAAAATCGAATACCTAAATAAATTTATTGAAGATATGGCGGCAGTTCAAGGAGGTTAAATAACCGGGGTTAAGGCCCTGGTAAAACAGGGCCAATTACCTATGACAGAAGAAATTAAATTTACTAAAGAAGAACTTGCAAATTCTAAAAGAATTTATAAGTCGGCAACACCAAAGTATACCTACGACTGGTATCTAAAATGGGTATCAAGTGTTATCATTCTATGTGCAATAACAATCAGAGCGGCTGGAGTCCCAGAATTAATGTGGATGGATATGCTGTTATCTTGGATTGGAGCAATGGGCTGGTTTGTTGTAGGATTTATATGGCAAGATAGAGCACTTATCTTATTAAATGGAGTTATAGGCATTATATTATTTTCGGGGCTAATTAGATATTACTTTGGAATGTAATGAATTTAAATAATGGTTGACAAATACCAATTGATGTGATATAATATACATTATGAATATTTTTATACTTAACGAAGACCCAGTAATTGCAGCACAAGAACAGTGTGACAAACATGTGGTAAAAATGATTGTAGAGTCGGCACAAATGCTATCTACTGTACACAGAATGTTAGACGGCTCGATCGAGCAACGTCCATCCAAATCAGGAAAAAGAATCTTAAAATATTACAAATTACCAGACGAAAGAGAGGACTTGTATTACAAGGCTGTACATCACAATCATCCATGTACTGTATGGACACGCGAGTCTTGTTGTAATTATTCTTGGCACTATGAACATTTTTGTGCACTTATGGATGAATATACATATAGGTATGGTAAGATACATTCAACGGATACTAAATTAAGAAAGGCCCTAAAACAGTTGCCAGATAATATCAATAGAACAGGTGGCAGAACTCACTTTAAATTGGCTATGGGTTCTAATCCAGAGTGTGTAGTATATGGGTTGGGTGGTACTGATCCTGTACAGTCTTACAGAAATTTCTATCAAACAAAGCAATCGAGGTTTAAAATGGATTGGACAAAACGTAAAGTGCCGGAGTGGTTTAACTATGCCGCTGTATGATTTTGAAGATAAAGTAACGGGCGAAATCGTTACAAAAATGATTAAGATATCCGATAAGGATCAATTCTTAAAGGATAATCCTAATCTAAAACAAGTAATTTTATCTACACCATCAATTGTTGGTAGTGTAGGTGGAACACTGTCTCGTGCAGGAGACGGATGGAAAGAAGTGCAAGATAAAATTAAATCGGGTTTACCCCCACGGTTAAAGGATAATATTAGAACAAAATGAGTCAAAGACCTTCACGTTTAAGAACAGAACATTTGGTTACATTAGAACCTCTCACAGAAGCACAAAGCTTTGTGTTTGAATCATGGAAAGATGGATTTAATCTAGTCTTATCTGGTTCTGCTGGTACAGGTAAAACCTTTATTTCAATTTACTTGGCATTATTGGATGTTCTAAATAAAGAACTTCCGCAAGATAAATTAGTCATAGTGAGATCGGCAGTACCTACACGAGATATGGGATTCTTGCCTGGAACATTAGAAGAAAAAGAAGATGCATATAAAATTCCATATAATGCAATTCTATCCGACCTCTTTGAAGACAAAGATGCATGGAAAAAACTAGAAACTGTAAAGAACATTGAATTTTTAACTACCTCGTTTATAAGAGGAGTCACACTTAATAATTGTATTGTTTTAATTGATGAATCACAGAATCTTAATTATCACGAATTGTGTTCGGTCATTACTCGATTGGGTAATAATACCAGAATTATTTTATGTGGTGATTATTATCAAACAGACTTTACAAAAAATGTTGACATGTTAGGTTTGGCCAAGTTTACTGCAATTTTAGAAAATATGAAACACTTTGAACATATTACGTTTAAATGGAAAGACATTGTCAGATCGAGCCTTGTAAGGGACTTTATAATGACAAAGGAAATGATGGAAAATGATGACTTTAAATAAAGGGAATTTTATACATGAAAAAGTGGATTTGGGATATAACGACCTTTCTGCAAAGACAGGCTCTGGTGGTAGAACATACACCGCTCCTGATGGTAGTACTTATCCTTCTATTACAACAGTTCTGTCCATATTAGGCAGAGAGGCAATCCAGGCATGGAGAGCAAGAGTAGGGGAAGAAGAGGCAAATAAAATATCAAGAATTGCCTCAACAAGGGGTACAGCAGTACACGATATGTTAGAAAAGTATGTGGATAATGATCCGAACTTTTCTGAAGGTGTACTGCCACATATTCTACAATCATTTTATGATGTAAAAAATGTACTCGATACTAATTTACAAAAAGTTTATGCACAAGAGGCTCCTCTGTATTCGGAACATTTAGGTCTGGCAGGTAGAGTGGATTGTGTTGGGGTATGGAATGGTAAAAATTCAATTATTGATTATAAAACATCCCGTAAACCCAAAAAGAAAGAATGGATTGATGGTTACTTCATGCAGTGTGCAGCATATGCAATAATGTGGGAAGAAAGAACCGGAATGCCCATTACACAATTGGTTGTTATGATTGCTGTAGATAACGAAGACACTCAAGTCTTTATAGAACATAGAGATAATTGGGTTGATAAATTATTTGAAGTAATTGAACAGTATAAACTCGAAAAGAAACGAGAACATATATTTGGAGAAAGGAGGTAATATGTTAAGTGTCGGAGATAAATTTCCTGCCTGTACTTTGCAGGGAGTAGATGAAAATAATGCTTTTGTCGAAGTAAAAATTGAGAATGGTTATACACCACATAAAAAAGATTGGAGTGTGGTTTATTTCTATCCAAAAGATTTTACCTTTATCTGTCCTACGGAAATTGCAGGAATGGATATGTTGGTAGAAGAAGCAAATGTTGTCGGTATTAGTGGTGATAATGAATTTTGCAAACTTGCATGGAAACAGAACAACGAATTAATCGGAAGTATTAATCACGTTCTTGCTGCAGATTGTGGATTAGGATTATCACATAAGCTAGGTATTGTCAACGAAGAAGAAGGTGTGTGCTATAGAGCAACATTTATCTATGATAGAGATATGGTGATTCAACACGTATCTGTCAATGCATTAGATACAGGTAGAAATGCACATGAAGTATTAAGAACTTTACAAGCACTTAAGGCTGGTGGTTTAACTGGCTGTGAGTGGAATCCAGGAGAGGAGTTTGTAGCATGAGAGAAAGAATGATAATTGCATTAAAGAATCATTATCACGGTGAGATTGGTAAACATAAAATGAATGTTGAGACGTTTCTAGCCAACCCAGTAGGCGTTGGAGAACATATCGACATTATGGAAACCATATCTGGCGAGATTGGTAAGATTGCCGAATATGAAGATAAATTAATGACTTTGGAAACACATTTTATTCTTCCAGAAAAAGAAATAAAAATTTAAAAAAGTGTTGACAAAGTGTGGTATATTTGATATAATATACCCATGAAAACAATTAAACATATTATCTTTGATATTGATGGAACCATTGCAAATGTACAGCATAGGCGTAAGTTTGTTGATGGTTCCCAACCCAAAGATTGGCCCGCCTTTAAAGCTGCTACAGTAAATGATACCCCTATTCAGTGGGTATGCGATGCGGCTAAACAACACGTACAGAATCAAGACGTTGTAATATTCGTATCTGCAAGAAATACCACAGAAAGAGATATTACAGTAAAACAAATACAAGACTGGATTGGTATACAAGATCCTATCTTATTCTTAAGGCCTGAAGGTGATTACAGACCAGACCACGAATTTAAAAGTGATGTATTGGCTGAAATTAAGAATGCAATAGGTGGTAATCCAGACTTGGTTTATGATGACAGAAATATGGTTGTTGATATGTGGAGATCACACGGAATAACCGTAAATCAAGTTGTTGATAGAGTTGCAGGTAATTTTTAGTGAGGATACTAGGTTCGGGACATCATACAGAGATTATAAACTACCCGGTAATCATCACCCTAGTATCCTCTCTAAAAATTACTTGAAAAAAGTTTTAAAAAAGTGTTGACAAGATGTGTAAAATGTGTTATAATATACACATATGATAAGGAAAAATATGAAAGATAATATAATTTTAGTTGACTGTGATGGAGTGTTATGTGATTGGGAATATGCATTCACACAGTTTATGCACCACAAAGGGTTCCCAACCCTTGATACTACGGAATATAACGTAGGTAAAAGATTCGGATTTACCAGAGAACAAGGTCACACATTTGTTGAAGAATTTAATGATTCTGCGGCCATTGCGTTCTTACCCCCTCTAAGAGATTCTGTGTATTACATGAAAAGGCTCAATATGTTACATGGGTTTAAATTTCATTGTATTACATCACTCAGTACAAACAAGTATGCTCAGAAACTAAGAATTCAAAACCTAGAACTTTTATTTGGTAAAGAATTATGGGACGATTTTATTTTCCTACCATGCGGCGCGGATAAAGACGAGGCACTTGAAAACTACGAAGATACTGGTTGTTTCTGGATTGAAGATAAACCAGCAAATGCTCAAGTAGGGCTTGATATAGGTCTTAATTCTATCCTAGTTGCCCATGAACATAACAGTTCCGAGACAAACATTCCTAGGTATTGGAAGTGGAAACATATTTACAAGCACATTGTGGGAGAACTATAATGCAACCATGGGAAATAATTAAACACATCGAATCGGATAACAGTAGGTTATTTAAAGAGGATGTCCTTAAACAACACATGGATAATCAAGAATTCGTCAAGGGCCTACAGAAGTGTTTCGACCCTTTGATTACCTTTGGGACGAGGGAAGTACCTGTAAAGAAAGAACCCAACGGATTAATCGAGCCATGGTTTACATGGGATCAGTTTGAACAACTCTGTTATAATTTAGAGACCAGAACTCTTAGTGGTCATGCTGCAAGAGATGCCATACTTAATGCTATGGCAATTTGTGATCAAAATGCATGGAATTTCTGGTATCGTAGAATTCTATTAAAGTCAATCGATGCAGGATTTGGAGAAAGAACTATCAATAAAATTGCTAAGGGTACAATCCCAAGATTTGGTTGTATGTTGGCAAAAGATGGTAAAGATGGTAAAGGTCTTGTAGGTAAGTGTCTTATTGAATACAAGTATGATGGTGTAAGGTGTATTGCAATTGTAAAGAATAATATTGCTACTCTTTATAGTAGAAACGGTAAAGTATTTCCCAATTTTCCTCACATAGAGGCCGCTTTAAGTAAACCTGAATTTAATGATTGTGTCTTCGATGGCGAGATTATGAGTGAGAATTTTCAGGCATTAATGAAACAAGTTTATAGAAAGTCTGATGTCCAAACAGAAGATGCATTTATGGCTCTATTTGATATAGTGGATTTACAAGAGTGGGAGAAAGGTAAAGGACATTTAAATACAATCGAAAGAAAAGAAATCATAGATAATATGAGCTTTGAAGATTGTATTAGACCAGTTGATTACACATTGGTAGACTTTGATGCCGAAAATGGTAACAAGACTTTCAAAGATATGAATAAAGAGGCATTAGAAAAAGGCTACGAAGGATTAATGGTTAAACCTATAGAGGCCTTATATGAATGTAAAAGATCTGCCTCTTGGTTAAAAATCAAACCTATTATTGAAGTCACTCTTATGGTAGAATACATAGAAGAAGGACAAGGTAAATTTATAGGTACAACTGGTGCCTTGGTTTGTGAAGGTGTTGATGATGGAGTACCTATTAAGGTTAATGTCGGATCTGGACTTACAGACGAATTACGAGATGCGATTTGGAATAATCAAGAAGATGTATTACATCAATTGGTTGAAATTAGAGCAGATGCCATTACTCAAAATGAGGATGGTAATTACAGTTTAAGGTTCCCTAGATTTAAAACGTTTAGGGGTTTTGAAATAGGCGAAAAAATATAAGGAGTTAATATGAGCTTTTCAGGAACTAGCATAAAATATAGAGGCATTGCAAAGGATTCAACCATTGTGTGGAAACCTAAGACATATGCAATCGATGCATTTGATTACGATAAGGTTAAGGCCAGAGTAGAAAAATGTAAAGAAGAGGGTGATAAAAAGGCCCTAGAGGTAATCACAAAAAATATCAAAAGGGTATGTAAAGATAACCCAGAGATATTTGATGATTTTTTAAAACTTGTAACATAAGGAGAATAATGCCAGTAAAATTAGGAAAGTCTTACAAGACTGTTGACAGAGCCACTAAAAAGGCGACTGTAGTAAATCCATACATAAAGGGTATGGCAAAAAAGGATCTCATAGAAAAGTATAACGATAAAAATACTAGACCGAGAGATAAAAGGAAGATTAAAAATGAGTTGGTTAGGAGAGGCGGCGTCGTCTTTAATTAAAGGTATATTCAATACCATCAAATGGGTAATCATATTCTGCACAGTCGTTGCAGTTTGTATGACTACTATCGAAGTATTCTAATTATCTGGCTGTATAAATAGATATATGGCCAGATCTGCAAAAATTATAAAGACAATTGTTTCTAAACCCAAGTGTACTTCACAGGGTATAGGTGGACGTGGTCGTTCAACCAAAATAGGGTTGAGTACTATGAATAAAGACAAAAAGAGGAGTCATAAGGCATATCGTGGGCAAGGTAAGTAAAAACGATATTACTGGAGACAGTATTCAAACAAAAGTAGCAAGTAATGCATATTGGGATAACTATGATGCAATATTTGGGAAAAAACAAAAACTAAAGCAACAGTCAATGACTGAACTTAATTGGGATGGAAATGAAGACCGAGGCAGATATGGAGAAGACGAGTCGGCACAAAACAAGGTATCATCGGGTTCTGTTTGATCAGGACAGTCCATTCAAGCGTCATCGAGTTGTTCCCAATAAAAAGAAAAATATACCCAGAAAGAATAAGAATGGGAATATAAATATAAGAGAGGATTAAATATGGCAGATTTATTAGATTTTGATTTCGGGTTTACCGCAGTTGATGAAAATGAACTAGAAGCAGTCCAAAAGGTTACTACCGAGGCTTCTAGCACGTCCGCTTCTCTACAAGAAACAGAAGAGAAACTTAATAAATTGTATAATTCGATCTTGCCACTTCTTACCAATTTAAAGAAGAATCCCGAAAAGGAATATATTCTCTGGCCAAATAGAGTAGAAAAGATAGAGCAATTTGAAGATTTAATTTCGGGGATAATTAAATGACATTAATTTCAAGTGGGGCATTGGCATTAAAAGATAATGGCACAAACCCGTCAAGTAGCACGATACATGATACTGGATATAATGCATTTTCTCTTGCATCTGATACGTCGTTTTCTTTACACCAAGCTTATCGGTTATTTTTTGATGGCGAATTCAATCAGTGGGAATATGATGTCGATGTACTCGTTGATGGGACTGCATATGTATATAAAAGGTCATCAACTTCTGCATATCATGATTCAGGCCACCAAAACAATATATTTTCAACAAGCGGATTCAATGCCGATATAGGTACTGCATTACAATTATCCGGAACAGCAACTGGAAATGCATCACAAACTTATATTTCTGGAATAGGTTTAAATGCTAGTTCAAGTTCTACACTAGGAAGTTTATCCGCATCTGCTCAAACATTTACATCACCTGATGGTAGTGGACGTACTATTAGTGATTTCGGAATGTGCCAAAATACAAATTCAAATACGGGTTATAACACATCCCAAGATAAGGGTAATATAATTTGGTTCGGCCTAGTTGGTCAAGTAAGTAATAGTGATACTGCAGCATTTTATAATCTGACTTTGTATGATAATAATGGTAATGGAATAACCAGTCTTTTAAGATCAAATGCAACTTATAGATATGATGGTAATGTTACAATTTGGACTTGGCATAATGTTGTCGATTCTAATATGAATTCTATAAACCAAAGTAATGTCACTAGAGTAATATTGACTAGTGCCTCTGCAGTAACATATAATAATGGTATTTCCGAAGAGATGTCAGGCGGTACCGATTCTAATCCAATTGAAATAAGTGATTATTATAAAGATGGTATATACCACAATACAACTGGAATACCTACTTCCGGCCAAATAGAATTTTCAGACTTTTATGGAAAGGCAAGAGTTGGAGCAGGCGGCACTAGTATACATGCATCTGCCTGGGTTGGTGAATTTAATTGGAACTATGTGTCGTTTTCTGGATATAATAGCTCAACAAGTCTAGGATCTATAAGCAGTTCTTCTTTTACTTATCCAAGTAGCACTACTGCAACAATCATTACTCTTTACAATATTAATAACGGAACTACTTATTTGACTTTAAGTGGAGCTTCGTTTCCAAATAGTGGTTGGTCGAATTTAAAAATATGGACAAATAATTCCACCGGATCGGGTAGTCCGACTTATACTCTTACCCGAAGTAGTGCCACAGCGTCTTATAATACAGGTACTTCTCCGCATCAAGTCACTTGGTATTGGAGTGTTGCTCATGCATATGCACCGGCAAGTATTGGATCAACATATAATAACTATTTGGTAATCGACTAATGGAATATACATATAAAAATTTGGGTGGTGAATCTATACTTGCGGATGAAAACTTACCGAGTCCTAAACATCCAATTATTAGAGTTACTGATAATAATGGTAATTTTTCTGAAAAACAAATGGTCTATACCGACAATGCATTAGACTTTGATAAAAGTGAAAGATCTGTTTTGGCAGGTTACGAAATGGCTATAGGTCAAGGTAAGACCCACATGGACTATACTTTTGCAAATTTAGGAAAGGTATGGAGAGATGATGTATATATGGCTGGGGAATTAGCCAGACAAGATATTTCTATCTCAACAGATGAAGGTTCTTCTATAGTAGATAAATTAGAAGCAGGATGGGACGGATTTATTCCTGATTACAGGACACGGAATATTAATTTAGTATCAGAGTTTACTCCTTTGAGAGCGCCGTATGTCAATGATAGCATTTCTTTCTATGAACAGAATCCACCAAGCGAAGAATTAATTACTCAGTATGGTCTACCCTATGAAACATATTTGCCATGGTATGGTTTAAAATTCGACAAAGTTACTGATTCTGTTGCAATGAAGGCTGTATTACCATTATTTGAAATGCACAGAGTACACTCAGACATTGCTACGAAAATAGAAAAGTTAATACCAGTTTGCGGTAATCATTTCTTTGCAGTTATATATAATACCGAGAAAGAAATAAATAGTAATATTGATGTTTATTTTTATGCAAGTCACGATACTGTTTCAAACTGGATTAATATTAAAAATCCGGACATGGTAATACCATATACAGATACTTCATTAAATGATAAACTATGGATTTGGGGCGCTGTATATAATACAGAATTAAATAGACTTACGCATCTTAAGGCGTATATAAGATATTATTTAGAGGATTAATATGTTTTTTAATAGAGACAAAGAAATTGACGTTGATCAATTAAGAGAACAACTAATTATTGACGAGGGACAGGTAAATGAAATTTATCATGACCATTTGGGTTATCCTACATTTGGGATTGGACATTTGGTTATCGAAGGAGACCCAGAACATGGGCTGGAGGTCGGTACTCCAGTGGCAGAGGATAGAGTTATTGAAGTCTTTGCCAAAGATGTAGAAACAGTTATAAAGGATTGTAAAAAATTACATGATGGTTGGGACGGTTACCCCCAAGAGGTAAAACAGATCGTTGCAAATATGATGTTTAATATGGGACTCACGCGCTTGAGCAAATTTAAGAACCACAACGCAGCGCTGCAATGTGGTGATTGGAAGGAGGCGGCCAAAGAAGGTCGTGATTCAAGATGGCACAAACAAGTGACAAATCGAGCAGAAAGACTTATGTCGAGACTAGAGGCGGTATAAAATACTATCAGACCGACGAACCTCAAACGGAAAGGGGATGGTATTGGTGTTACGAAAAGAAAGGTCTTTTCAGATACACTGATTGGAATTTAACAATAGAAGAAATGGAGAAAAAATATGGCTGAATCAGTCAAAATTTTAGGGACGGAAACAGATTTAACAGCTGCAACTGCTGTTGGTAATGCTACTTTGGTTAGAGTATATAATTCAGGCGCTGCTGCACAGGTTACACTAAAAACTGGAGCAACTATTGCAGGCACAGTTACCTTAAAGCAATACGAATGTATAAATCTTCAAAAAGCCCCTACGCAAACATTAGAGGGTGGAGCAGCGTTTAAAGTAGTAAAAATAGCATTTACTAACTAATAACCATCTAACTTAAGGCCTCTTACTTATAAATAGAAGTATGGCCGAAATCTTTGAACTTATTGCTCAAGTTGGTGCTCCTATTGCTGGAGCACTTGCAATGGGCGTCTTTATTTTTCTAATTATAAAACAAATATTAGAAGGGCTAGTCGGTCAGATTAGAACCCTTACAATATTCTGCGAGTCCTTAGAAAATAGAGCTAGAACTATGGCGAATGAAATGATTAAAATTGATATGTTAGTCAGTAGTGCGCTAAAACTTAGGCCAGATATAGAAAGGGTTGCGCGCGCAGAAAACTTTGTCGAAGACGGCAAGGTTGATGTGAGGCGCGATTAATGGTAGATGAAATTGAAATGGTTCAATATTCATTTTCTAAAGACTTCATATTGGTATGCTCAATAGGGCTTAATATAGGGTTTTTAATTGGGTTATTATTCATATAGGAGTAAACAATGGATCAATTGGTAAACGGTATATCTGATTATGGTTTTCCTATTGTTGCATGTGTTGGATTTGGATACTTTTTATATTATATTTGGTGTTTTATTTCGGATGTGATAGAACCTGAAATTGAAAAAATGCATATGGCATTAATTAGAGTTATTGATCAAACAAGAATGCTGGATCAAGATTTAATAAGGTTACAGCAAAAGGTCAATGTGGTATTGGAATATAAGGAAAATGAAAAGAAAAGACAAACTGAAGAGTAAACTAGAACTGGGTACATTAATAGGTATATTCTTACTATCAGTAATATCTATTGTCCCAGTCAATGCTGATGAAATAAAATTTGGGTTTAAAAATCCATCTTTTTCTGGCGTAGGAACAGGAGCACATTATTTAACAATTGAGAACCAAGAGCACTCTCGTAAAAAGGCAATAGAAGATGCTTTAGAGGCAGCAAGAAAGGCCGCTGAAAGAGAGGAAAATAATTCAACACTAGCTAAATTTATTAGAAACTTAGAAAGTAGAATATATGCTCAAATGGCAAAACAAATGGTTGAATCTATGTTCAGTAATGACGGTTCAGTAAGATATGGTTCATTTACATTAGAAGGTAACGTAGTAACATACGAAGTTATAACCAATGAAGATGGATCGGAAGTTATTAGAATGACGATTGTGGATACTGATGGAACAGAAACTGTTATTGAAATTCCTGTCGGGACTGGTAATTTTGGGCAGGATCCAGATGGTTAAGTACATACTCGTATTATCACTATTATTATCTGGGTGTGCATCATTTCCAGTATGGAGTCCTAATCCACAAGATTGTAATGATTTAGATGGTAAATATGATGAGGGATTTAATAGGCATCTTCAAATGGGTATACAAAAGGCAATGGCCAGAAAGTATATCTGTGTTGATGAACCAACTGCAGTAAGGTTACCTGCATATGTAGACTTACTAATGTTACCACCTGCAAAGGAAAGACCCGTAGTTGCAGTATATGGTTTTGCAGATAAGACAGGTCAAAGAAAATCAGTAGATAATATTGCGTCATTTTCTACTGCAGTTACCCAAGGTGGGACTGAATTGTTAATAGACGCTCTAAAAACAGCCGGAGGCGGCACATGGTTTAGAGTGGTCGAAAGGCAAGGAATTGATAATCTTGTAAGGGAAAGACAAATTGTGAGGTCTACCCGACAAGATGTAGCTAAACTCGAAGGGACTGATCCGAAAGGAGTAGGTCCATTATTATTCGCAGGAATGATAATCGAGGGTGGTATTATAGGGTATGACTCTAACATGGAAACAGGTGGTCGAGGCGCACGAACACTTGGTGTTGGGTTTACTAAAATGTATCGTAAAGATGTCGTGACTGTATCTGTGAGAGCAGTATCAGTTTTGACAGGTGAAGTATTATTAAACGTCCAGGCTAAGAAATCGGTACTTTCTTACGGCGGTGGGGGTGACCTATTCAGGTTTATTGAACAGGGAACTCAACTTGTTGAATATGAGGACGGAGTGGGAAATAATGAATCAGTGACGTATGCAGTACGTGCAGCTATTGAGGCCGCCGTGTTGGAATTAATTTACCAGGGCCATGACCGTAAATTCTGGGATATAAACGAGGGTCATAGACATCCGCATCAAATCAATGGCGCGAATGCTAGACACTCATTAAAAGAGGATAATAACGAAAATGAAGAAACTAATTAGTTTAAGTTTATTATTAATGACGACATCATTCGTTTTCGCACAGGCCACTGATGATAATGAAATCATGATAGAGCAAAGTGGTGACACTTTAACCCTATATATTGATCAAGTTGGATACGGTAACAAGATCGGTTTGGATGATTTTACATCTTCTGGTTCTGATATGACTATTACAGGTTCAAGTTTAACATTTGACCTGGATATGATTGGTAATGAAAATTTAATTTTTGGACCAATTGAAATGGACTCATCAAGTTTAACATTTACTTTAACTGGTGATTCTAATGAAGTGGATTGGAATATTGGATATGTAGGAAGTGCAGATAGTTCTAACTATAACTTTGCTATAACTGGTGATTCAAATACTTTTGATATTGATCAAGGTTATACAGTGAGTGCAGAAAGATTAGATGCAGATCTAGTATTACTTGGTACTTCTAACGTATTTGATTTGGATTTTGAGTCTGATGACGCGACATGGAATTTTGATATTACTGGAGATAGTAATAACGTTAATACATTACAAAAAGATGGAGAACATCAACTAACAGTAGAATTAACGGGCGACAGTGCTGATATTGATATTAATCAATTATCTGGTACTTGTGCAACCGGTGCTGGAGTTGGATGTGCTACACCAAATGCAATTATTAATTTAGATATTACTTCCGATAATGCTACAATTCAAATTAATCAGAAAGACGTTTCTAACGACAGCTAGTCTTTTATTCATTAGTGGGGTTACTCAAGCAAGTGACCCCATAGGTGATATAGTAGAATCAACTGGAATTGGATCTATTCTGAGAAACAATGTTGAGCTACCTCATCAGACCAATACTGAAATAGTTTTAAACGACGAAGCCCGTACGGGTAATGGTCGTATGAAAATTGAGTTTTTAGATAAGGCAGAACTCTCCTTAAAAGAACACTCGGAAGTATTAATTGATGAAATATATTATGACCCTGATCCATCATTATCAAAAATGAGCATGAAATTTACCATGGGAACTGCAAGGTTCGCATCAGGTAGATTAGGTCTTGTAAATAAAGCAAACATAGATATTCAAACTCCAACTGCATCTATTGCGGTAAGAGGGACTGACTTTACTACAACCGTAGATGAGTTAGGTAGGTCTTTGGTTATTTTATTACCTGATGCAAATGGAGACCCTTCCGGCGAGATAGAGGTATTTAATGAAGGAGGATCTGTTACACTAAAAGAAGCATATGCAGCGACAATGGTTTCATCATTAGACCAATCTCCAACACAGACTGTTAAGATTAATGGAATTACTCCAGCACTAATTGATAATATGTTTATTGTGTCACCCCCACCAGAAGTCGAAGATAGAATAAAAGAAGAAATGGCTGACGAGGCCGATGATGACCAAGGCCTATTGGATATTGATTTTTTAGAATTTGATGAATTAGAAAAAGACGAACTTGCAGAATCCGAAGAGAATTTAGAATTTAACGAACTTGATATTAATGAATTGGATGTTGAGTATCTAGTGGATGTTTTAGATATAGTTGATTCATCCGATCTATTTGATTCTATAGGAGAATTTGATATTAAAGGTGCAACGAGAGGCCTTAATGAAGAATCTCAGTTTAATGTATTCTTACAAGATGGCTCATTGGTTTTATATAGAAAAGTAAACGGCACGATAAGAATAAAAATTGCTGCAGGTGGTAATTTTACACTTGATACTATTACTCCAACATGGGAAGGTGTTATAACTGGTAATGAATCCGAGGATATTTTAATTTACATTAATCAGCAAAATTAGGATATAAATATGAATATGAAAGAGAAATTTTTTAAATATTGGATCCAGCCCTGGCATCCTAATCATATACAATCAAATGAGGAGAGGGCATGGGAAATGTTAAAACAGGCACAAGGCCCAGGTATATGGACAGGTAAAGATTTGTTTAAGGCATTTCTTTTTGGTTTATTCTTAGGTTTATTAATGTTAAGTCCTGTTCTACTTGCAGATGATAATCAAATATCATTAGAGCAATCTGGTAATAATTTATTACTAGAAATCGAACAAGTAGGATATAATAATCAGATCGGCATGCTAGATTCTGCATCGTATATTAATAATGCACCTAACCTAGATATTCACATAGTTCAATATAATTTTACAGATAATACTAACAAAATATTATTTGATGAGGTATCGGGTTCAAACAATACATTCAAACTAGCACAAGGTGTTGCTTGGACTGATTCAGAAGATTCATATACTTATGATGGCGCAGAGGGCGGTGGCCACTATATGGAAATAGATTTATATGGTAGTAATAATTCTGTTAAATGGCATCAGAGTGGCGCAACAGATGGTCACAATTTTAATTTTCATCTAGCTGGTGATTGGAATGAGGTTAATGGAAGACAACAATCAAGTGGCTCAAAAGAAATGGAACTTACGATTTATAATGATGATAATTTAGTTAATATGAGACAGAAAGGTGCAAATGCAACCCATAGTGCAACAGTAACACTTGATGGAATATATGGAACGGATTTAACACTTATACAATTAGGAACAACTACACAATCTTATTCACTATCACAGACTTGTAATACAGTAGGTGGTTGCACAGTATCAGTAACACAAGGGCAGTAATGAAATACGTTACTTCGATATGGACTACATTTGTAATTATTGCATTAGGTCTCTTAATAAGAATACAAGACCCAGATTTCTTACAGCAGATACGTCTCACAGTATTTGATCAATATATAAATTCTCTGCCTGTAAAACATTCCGACCAGATTGTCCTAGTAAATATCGGAGAAGAATCACTAGGAGAGTTTGGTCAATATCCATTTCCAAGACAATTATATGCTCAATTAATTTCAGATTTAAGAAGTGCCAATGCTGGTATTATAGGATTCACTATAATGTTTCCAGAGGCAGATAGATTTGGAGGTGATGAAGTATTTGCATCTTGGGTAAAAGACAATGGAATTATACTATCACAAGATGCTGACAATAGTGGTAGAAGTACAAAGGCGCCTTATGTGGGTACTGCAACTTTTGGATCAGGAGATCCGTTGGATCATGTAATACGTTATAAAGGTCTTGTGACTAATATTTCGGAAATAGAAGAAGGTGCATGGGGCCATGGTTTAATAAACGCTATGCCAGAAGTTGATGGTGTTGTTAGAAGAATACCACTCATATCTCAAATTAATCAAGAATTATATCCATCCTTTGCATTAGAAACAATAAGAATTCTTAACGAAAAGCCTTCTTATACTGTAAAGGTTAACGATGTAGGAATTGAAGAAATTATTTTAAGGCCTTATCGACTCCAAACCGACGGGATTGGCTCGATCTGGATTAATCCTAGATACCATTTTCAGGATATAGAATATACTTCTGATCCATTTCCTGATCTGCAAGGGAAGACCGTTTTGATCGGTCTAACGGCAAAAGGCTTGTCTTCTCAGATACCAACTTCTCAAGGATTAAAATCGGCACATCAGATTCAAGCATCTGCAATTCAGACGATAATAAATGGGGATCAGATAACCCGTCCACTGTGGGCTGATATTCTGGAGATTGGGGTTTCTCTTGTTGGGGCTCTATTGATTGTACTGGCAGTTTATTATCTACCAATTTGGAGTAGTGGTTTAACCTTCTTTGCCGTTGTTGGTTTATCATCCTACGGCGCATGGACTTCCTGGAACGAATGGGGTATACTCCTTGACCTTAGTTATTCACTAATATTATATATACTTTCCTTTACCTCATCAGCATTCAACAACTTCTATAAACAGTTTGCTCTCAGACAACAAATTAAGAAACAGTTTGAAACTTATTTGGATCCAAGACAGGTTATGTTATTACAGAAAGACCCATCTCTGTTAAAATTAGGTGGAGAAAGAAAAGACATGACCTTTCTGTTTATGGATATAGTAGGGTTTACTCCTATATCAGAGCATTATAAAAACAATAATGACCCAGAAGGCCTAGTAAAGATTATAAATAGTTATTTGGACAGTATGACTAAGGTGATACTAAAACATGGTGGCACAATTGATAAATACATGGGCGACTGTATTATGGCATTTTGGAATGCCCCTTTACCCTGTAAGAATCATGCTGAATGTGCAGTAGAAGCCGCAAAGGAAATATTAGAAACTGCTGATGAACTCATTAAACAACTTGAAGAACAAGGCCTTCCTCGTATTGATGTTGGCATTGGTGTCAACACCGGCACATGCATTGTTGGAAACATGGGATCAGACTCTCGATTTGACTATTCCGTCATTGGAGATGCCGTCAACCTCGGTGCTCGACTCGAAGGACAAACTCGTAATTATGATGGGGTACGACTGTTGTTGGGACCCGAAACTTATAGAGGCTGTCCGAATGGAGCATTCTCTGAAGTCGATAGAATACTCGTTAAGGGTAAAACAGAGAAGGTACGAATATACACCCCAATCGTGGATTAACGAACCAGTAAATCCATACGTATACTATGGATTTTGGGTTCTACATATAGCAGATGTTTGGACAACAAATAGAGGAATGGATTATGATTGTGTCTTTGAAGCAAATCCTCTCTTACCTAAAGTCCCTCACATAAACAGATTACTATTACATAAGGCAGTCTTTTTATCACCTTTCAGTACTTTGTATTCAGAAAAAGTTATAACCAATGGTGAGATGATTTTTCCTATATTAATGACAGGATATGTTATCGATAATAATTTGAGAGTAATAGACCGCGCGTCAACCAAATGTAATAAAAGGTAATAACATTATAACAAAATATTCTTAAAAAAGTGTTGACAAATTGGATTGGCGTGGTATAATAATACCATAATTAAGTGATCAGAGAGAAGACCATGCCATACTATACTCACACAGAGAACCCCATCGGAAACTTCATCGAGAAAGACTTCGGAAACAACTTTGAATATAGCGTTAACGAGACTGGTATGTTCCCAGAGTATCCCCATATTGTATGGGTTGGAAGTATAGGAGACCAAGGATTTAGATTTGCCAAAGTCAAGAAGACCGTGGCATATATTCTTACTGGAGACGACACTTTGGAAAGATGGTTCTTAAAATCAAATCAGGAGTATGTAGTATAATGCCAATGATACTATTAAACGGGCAGGTTAAGGGAAAGGCATCAGGCCTCATAGACCTATATGTGTTTAACCTATGTAAAGAACTCGGCATAGGCCGTATGCATAGAAAACTCATTGAAATAGATTTTGTTACGGACCAAGAAGGCCAGTTAGGTAATGCTTGGGGTGATGAAAAAGAAGGGTATGCTCACATTAACATTGCCCGTAAATGTGAAGGTGCCAAAGTAGAGTATGCTGAAATGATGCAGACCCTAGCACACGAAATGGTTCATGTGAAACAGTACTTCCGAAAAGAGCTTGACGGATCCAATTGTAGATTCAAGTGGAAGGGCCGCAATGCCGACGGATACAAGTACGAAAACCAACCATGGGAACGCGAAGCCTTCCGTAGAGAGGCTGACTTATACCAAAAGTGTTGGCCCTTATAACAAAATGTTCCAAAAACATTGGAAATATTGGAACGAAAATTAAGTGTTACATTTGTGTTACAACTATGTTACATTTATGAAACTTTTTAAAAAAAGTGTTGACAAGTGGTGCTAGATAGGTTATAATAGTACCATAATTAATTGATAAGGAGTTAAATTATGAAAAATATTGTTATTAATACCCAGTATATGGAAAACTATGGGGATTCTTTAAACCCATATATGAAATTTAAAGGTGGTTCTACCTATGTCGTTAAGACCCTTAACGATTCCATTAATGAGAACGAAGTAGCTACAATCGTGGCTCAAGTAAGACCTCTTATCCAAATGACTATGGCCGATACTAATGGCGGCTGTGAGGAATACATTATTGACTTCCAACTTTACGATACTCTTGCAGATGCACAGATTCCTGAGTGGGAAGCAATTACAGAGCTTTGGTTTGATGATAAGCCTGGTGGTGGCTCATGGAAGGCCATTAAGGTCACAGATAACCGTGACAACGGTTGGATGAAGAAAGAAATCCTTGAAAAAACAGAGGCATGGACTTGCGGTCTAGCCCAGGAAAGAAACGATTATTCTGTTTCCTTCCTCTTGGAAGATGGCGATATTGTCGACAGTAATGATGAACTCAAAGAGTGGTTGGATGCCAAGGAGGCAGCATAATGAAGAATAAATTAAAAGGAATTTTATACGGCACTATTTTAGGAGTGCTATTTGGATATGGTTTACATCTTGGGTTTTCAATACCCGAAGTACAGATGAGCCATTCAACTGGAGAGTGTGTTAAGGTTATTAACTATGACAAAGATGATCACTTCACTTGTGAAAACCTCCCATCTCGTTATAACCACGTGTGGGTTAAATGATTAGGGTTCTCCAAGAAATTACAGATTGGGGGGATTTAAAAATTGCCAATGGTATATACTATGTCAATGAACACGGACATCTTGTCCAGCACAATGACAAGGTATTCAAAACACCTATGAAACAATTTTCTACAGCGCGTAGGAAGTTTAAGGAACTTCGTGTTATTGATAATGGCAATTCAGGCACTCCAGTAAAAGGATCAAAGGGTAATACATATTATATTAAAAATGGTAAATGTACTTGCCCAGGATTTAAATTTAGAGGTAATTGCAAACATATATTGGAGGTAGCATAATGGCAGAATTTTCACGAGCACCTTATATTTCTTGGTCAATTATTCTTCCAGCATTAAAAACAGATGCAGAATCAAACCAAGGAATTATGGAAGGAGTAAGTAATCCTATTGAAGTTGCACCACCCCGTGGGTATATCACTAATCACAAGCATGAAATTATTTGCAGTGATATGACTGGCAACAAGTATAAAATCACGGTACAAGATATTACATGAAGATACTAATGCCATATAAAGCCGATCGAGGATTTGATATCGGAAGTGATATGGTTACCGGTGGTATCGAGAAATTCATATCGGATGTGAACACCAACTTTGATGTAATACCCGTACGTTTACCTTTAGGTCATTCTAAATTTAATGGAAAGAACCGTAAACAAATTATGGCAGAAGCAGTTGCCCAATATAATCCAGACATCATATTTTTAAACAGCATTGAATTAACTGGTGGTATGGTCAGACATGGTATTCCAATTGTTGCAATATTTCACATAGGTATAGAGAAGGGCATTACACTTCTTAGCAGTTTACCAGCACTTCAAAAGTTAACCAATGAAGGACACCACATATATTTTGTAAGTGAACATCAGCATGATTTCTGGAAATCTAACTCGGAAAGATTAAAGACACCCTTTGAAATTAAAGGATATATTAACCCATCTTACGTTTCTGTAACAGACAATATATCAAATATTGAGTATGATGTAGGTACGATTGGACGATGTTCAACGTGGAAAAGGCCGTTTTTATTACATACCAAGAGTATGGATAACCTTTCTAGTTTAGTGATATCTACTGCCCCTAACGAATCTAGCATGCAAAAGGAACTAGATTATTATCAGAATAACCTTAATTGGTCACCACCCCAAACAACAATGTGGGACTTACCCCACACCCAAGTAATAAAAGAAATAAGTAAGGCATCTGTTTATTGCTCTACCTGCCCCGATGAATCGTACGGTATCACGTCGCTAGAGGCGTTATCTCAAGGATTACCTATTATACTATTATGTGATAAAAGCATGAATCATGCGAGCGAATGCATTCCAGCTAGTACTACGCATTATGTGAAGTTATCAAATAAGTGTAGTCCAGAAGAATTTAAGAGTGCCGTAGAATCATTACAAGTGCTGGATCGAGCAGAGATTGCACAAATGACTAGGGAAAAACATTCATTGGAGAATTGGAAAAAGTCAATTCAAACCATATTTGAGAATAGGTTATCAGATAAAAATATGCATAATTTAATGAACTTTTTTTAAAAAAAGTGTTGACAAGTATGTTTTTATGTGATATAATAGTACCTATAATTTAATGGATAAGGAGTTATTTTATGAATAGATTAGAACTAATCAAAGCGGCCGCAGAAAAGGCCCAGATTAAAAAGGCAATAAACAATGTTGCTGCTCGTAAAGCCGCACTTAAGGCTGAAATGAAACTTCATAAGAAGTTAACCAAGTCAGTTAAGAAGGCTGAACATCAGGCCCCTAAAAGTTTAGAGGCATTTTCAGAAGAGAATTTATATTACACGGATAAGGAAACCAAAGACTATTTGGCAGGAACCTCTTATATGGAAACCTATGAATCAATGAGGAGTCAAGATGAATACTAAAATTCACAGTGTCAGTTTAGAAGTAATTGAAAGGTTGGTAAAAGAAAACACCAATGATTATGATTTAGGCGAAGCGGTACGCGAGTTATATAATAAAATTGTCGACGGGCCAATTGTCGATGATGCCGGATGTGATATCAAGACAGGGAAGTTCCTAGGATGATGTCAATGGAATTAGCAGTAACTCGCCTTAATGCTTTAAAACGAGCAGAGCAAAAGGCAACGAATCCGGAGTTTAAAGAACTGTGGAAAAATAAACGAAAAGAACTTGTTGAATTATTACAATCCGGCAACTCTTATGACGAACATGGAGAACTATTATAATGGACTATATAGGTATGTTTTTTGTATTATTTTTTATGTTCCTTTTTAGTTATGTGGGATTTCACATAGCGATTGAAAAGGATATGAAAAAGCATATACCTTTGCCTTGGGAACCAGGTGGGTTTCTTAATAGGCAAGATGTAAAACCTTTTAACAAGAGCGATATTAAATATCGAGATGGAGATAACACATGAGTGACGGAAAAATGTCATATATGGAAATCAGTTCTTATTTTGAAAAGAACCGACAGGCTGATGTGATACGAACAGTAGGCCTTAACGAAGACAATTATTTTGGAGTACGATATAGTATTGATAACCAGGTGCTAGGCATTGAATGGTATCCTACTAAATCTGAATCCTACTCCGAGAGTGCGGCAGAAAATTATGTAATGGGAATAAAGGAATACCCTTCAAATCCTGCACTTGATTAGTTTTGTGAACCCTCTGATGGCCCCTTCAACTCCTTATCACACGAATGCCATCAGGGGGTTTACTTTTATTGAAAAGCGTGGTATAATATACATATCACATTAAGGAGTAATTATGGTTAGTAAAACATTAGAAAAGAAAAGAGTTCAAGGCAGGAAAAATCGTGTCACCATTGAAGATAAGTATTTAGGCCCAGAGCCATGGTGGGATGAAGATAATCCACCACCTACCGATAAAAGCGGCCGAAGTATTGCTTGGTCAAAGGCCGCCCATTGGTACGGGTACTTTTTAAAGACTAAGGATTATGTACCCTTTATTATCCGTTATGCAGAAGAAGTCCACGGGTTCAATAACACCCAAATTGAAGCTATCAAGGCACTAAAAGATTACGAAATCATGCATCATTGTGGTGCAGTTGCACGTTTACATTTCCGTGGTTGGAATCATGAAGAGGAATTGCACCAACGATTACTTGAAGAATTAAATAAAAAGGTAGAGAAAGGTAAAGAGCTCTTAAAAGAAAAGAAAGAAATTAAAAAGACTGCTCCGCCTGTTATCAGTCCTGCTCAAAGGGCATATATGAATATGATGGAAACCATTCATGCCGATTGGGATGAAATGGTAATTGATAGTTGGATGGATGGAAACTTTAATCCAGTCTTTAATGTATACGAATTGTGGAAGAAACACGGCCTGAAAGGTAATGTAATTAATGCCTTTAAGGAAAAAGTTCAAATGGAATATGATATAGTATCTGATGCTTATAACAATAATTGTGACCAGGCTGTAGAGGCATATTCTCATATCACAAGGCGTAGACAAAAGAAGATGTTGAATCTCATGGATAATATCTTTGCAGATCTTGATAAATTAAAAGACAGTTTCAAGGCTGTAAGAATGCCTAGAGCTAAGAAACCAAAGTCAACAGATGCCCAAGTTGCAAATCTAAAATACTTGCAAGAGGACATCGATTCAAAAGTAACCTCTATTAACCCTGTACTAATACCAGGCAAAGAACACTTACTTGTATATAATGTAAAATACAAGTCACTTGCTCATTATGTCAGTACTGCTACTAAAGGGTTTGAGGTAAGAGGTACTACTCTTTATAACTTTGATGAAAAATTATCGAAGGGAGCAAAATTAAGAAAGCCAGAAGATGTATTACCTGAAGTGTTGAAACTCACGCCTAAACAAATTGATAAAAGAGTTTGGGATAAATTAACAACGAAGATAGGTAGTCCAAACGGTCGAATAAACAAAGACTGTATACTACTTAGAGTAATATAAGGAAGGCATGATTGAGCAAAAAATTATGACACGTAAACGATTCTCTACTGCGGTAGAGAATCTTGTTTCAGAAGGTAAGGGGTTGTCCTACATTGAGGCAGCTGCTTACTTAATAGAGCAAAGGGGAATGGACTTTAAAAGTCTTAACAGATTGTTGTCTGATTCCCTTAAACAAAAAATTGAGGCGGAAGCCAGTGATTTAAATTTACTAAGGACTAAACAGACAAATAAGTTACCACTATGATGGATCCCTTTGAATCTTATAAACTATATAATGCATTAAAACTTCATTTTGAAACAGATGGTTACGATGCCGTAAAATACAATTATAAATCAAACGTGACACCCCAGTCATTCTTTAAAAGAAAGGATAAGTACTTCTTTGCAAAGTTGGCCAAGAAGTATAATGGGAATTTAAAGGACTTTTACATTTCACAATTCGTTAACACAGAATCATATGTTGGCGATATGATGGATGAAGAGGCAGAAAAGAACTATTTAAATTATAAAAGAATTCAAGAAAGCATACATCGTGTGTTTTCAATTGATATAAATATACTAGGTGAACAAGAAAGGAAGTTTGATGAGCTCTTTAAGAGTTATCACGGACAACTACCCTTGGTCGTCAAGTTATGGCTTCAAGAGGAAATCAGTTTAGAAACTGTAGTGATTCTTGATTCCATATTGGGGTTTGTAGAACGTGAATCCGATAATATAACAGATACCATTATATGGCCTGATTTAAAACGGAGAATCAATAAATATAAACCCTTCGTAAATTATACGGAAGATAAATGCATGAAGTTGTTGACAAATGTGTTTGTTTGATGTATAATATACATATAATTATGAATAAAGTGAAATACAACAGAAACGACTACACTAGAGTCGTAATACAACGCAATACGGAGAAATAAAATGTCATTTGCAAATCTAAAGAGCACTCGAGGCTCGTCAATCGACAAACTCGTAAAGGCTGCGGAAGCAGTATCAACTAAAACAGAATCTAATTCCTATGGGGATGACAGATTTTGGAAACCTACCAGAGATAAAGCAGGAAACGGTTATGCCGTAGTCAGATTCTTACCTGCCAAAGAGGGTGAAGACCTTCCTTGGGTAAGATATTGGGACCATGGTTTTAAAGGCCCTACTGGTCTATGGTATATCGAAAACTCTTTAACTTCTATTGGACAAGATGATCCAGTATCAGAGATGAACTCTGTTCTTTGGAACTCTGGTCGTGATGAAGATAAAGCTATTGCAAGGGAGAGAAAAAGACGTTTACACTATGTAAGTAATGTTCTCGTTGTTTCTGACCCTAGTAATCCAGAAAACGAAGGAAAGGTATTCTTATACAAGTTTGGTAAGAAAATCTTTGATAAGATTATGGAGTCAATGCAACCTGCATTCGAAGACGAAGATCCTATCAATCCTTATGACTTCTGGGAAGGAGCGGAATTTAAAATTAAAATCCGCAAAGTAGAAGGTTGGGTAAACTATGATAAGTCAGAGTTTGCTACACAGTCTGCATTATATGATGGTGATGAAGACAGATTAGAAGAAGTATACAATAAATTGTATTCACTTCAGGATTTCCTGGATCCTTCTAATTATAAATCATATGATGAATTGAAATCCAAAATGAATAAAGTTTTGGGTATCGATGCAGGTGCTCCTTCTATGGAAATGCCAGAAATGAATGTGGTTGAAGAAACTCCAGTGGCAGCCGTGTCAACGCCTGTTATGGAAGAACCAACTAGTGACGATGAGGATGATACATTATCATACTTTGCTAAACTGGCTAAAGAATCATAATAATAATAATTAGTATTCTTTTGGGGGACTTCGGTCCCCCTTTTTTTATCTAGTGGCGTTTGCCTCTCTAGTTTTATTAGGTTTGGGTGGATTCATAATAACGGTATCTCCACCTCTAGTTTGTGAATTGTTTGTAGCAACTGATACGTTACTTGCAGCTTGTTGTCCACCGGCCATTCTAAGGTCTACATTTTCTGCTGATACATTCATTAGCCCTACTCCAGTAGTATTTTGATTTGCATCTATTGATGTACCATCTGGGGTGTCCATATTTAACACACCCTTCAGCCTATTAATGTTCAATACCGCTTGTTCT